CTGTAATTTGGCATCAGAGGTTACCCGTATTAGTCGAGGGGAAGGAGCGTGTTGTACCCGGCCAGATGATGCGGACAGCGCCGCCGCCACCAGCAGCGCCCGCAGCGCCATCATCGTTAGCACCGCCACCGCCACCACCATAAGCGCCGCCCGCAGCACCTGCATCTGTGGTTGCTGTAGTACCGTTAGCGCCGCCAGAGCCGCCGACACCGCCGCCGCCAGAAGCCATACCGCCAGTGCCTGTTGCGCCAAGACCAAGTATGCCGACACCGCCGCCGCCGCCGCCGCCGAGTGAACTAGCATTACCAGAGGCACCACCGCCGCCGCCACCTGAAGAGGCCGCAGCAGCGTTGCCGTTACTACCATCGGAGCTACCCTCGCCCCCAGCGCCAGCGTACCCGCCAGCGCCACCGCCGCCAGTACCGTTACTAGCCGCTGCCGTCGCCCCCGCACCGCCTGCGCCTCCAGTACCAACAAGCACTGCGCCCCCCGGAGTAGGGGTGCTAAGGGTTGCAATGCCGCCGCTACCCCCGCCGGCCCGCGCAAGGTATGTCGCGCTTCTTTGTAGTGCACTTTCGCCGCCAGCGGTACCACCAGCCGCATTAGCGCCGCCCGGACCGCCCCCGCCAACAGTTACCGTGAGCGTCTCTCCCGGCGTGACTGAGATATTGTTAGCATACGCAAGAGCGCCCCCACCGCCTCCGCCACGAGATTGGCTTGAGTTAGTACCCCCACCGCCACCGCCGCCACCAACAGTGACAACTGAAATAGAAGAAACTCCCGCAGGGACAACGTAGGAATAAGAGCCCGCCGCTATGTACTCCTGCTGACCCTGAATAACAGGCGTCACGCTATTACTCGACGCACTCGCTGGTGACGGGCCGTAGCTGTTCAACGCGGTGACGCGGAACGTATAGGCGGTGCCGTTGGTCAAACCAGAAACGGTAATCGGCGACGACGCGCCAGACGCGCCCACGCCATCGGGAGTGCTCTGCACGGCATAACTGGTAATGGCCGATCCGCCCACGTTCGCAGGCGCAGCAAACGCCACAGACGCAGACCCATCACCGCCCGTAGCCGTAGCCGTGCCAATCGTCGGAGCGTTCGGGGCTTGCAGCGGGTTGAACCCTACGCCGAGGATGCCGCCCTGATACCGTTGCGACATGAGATGTCCTTACGAAATGTCTTCCCACGAGCAGGTCACGACAAGATCGTTCGCCGTGCCAGCGATAGCACCGATGCTCTCGTTTTCCTTGAGGTAGATCGCCGTGGTCTTGTCAATGACGATCAGCGAGGCGTCAGCCGGCACCGAGACGGTCGAGGCGATGGCAAAGGCTGATCCGCCCAGAGCCGCCGCACTGTACTTGTTGATCGTAATGTCACAGGCGTTGGTGCCGTCCACATTCGAGACGATGAGCGTGTTGATCTTCAGCACCTTGTTGCTCGACGCGGCGTTGCTCACGATAGACGTGGCGCTGGTCGAAGTCAGCGAGACACTGGCGTTCTCGCCCAAGATGCTTGTGACGTTGACGATATTCGGGTTGGCCATGACCTACTTCCTCACAGTCCGAAGATGAAGGAGTAGGCGATGGCCTGCCCCTTAGTTGCGCCCGTAGCCGCTGGCGTCTGCGACACCCAAGTTGTGCCGTTGCTGGTAAGCACATTGCCTGCCGTGCTGGGCGCAACAACCTGAATTGCGCTGGTGCCGTTACCCAATAGCACATTGTTTGCCGTGAGCGTAGTCGCGCCTGTACCGCCGTTGCCAACAAGCAGTGTGCCTGAAGCCGTCGATACGTTTACCGGAGGAAGGATGCTTGAAAGAGTCGCCATTTATAGGTTCCCTGTGTTTGTCGATGGGAAGGAGCGTGTTGTACCGGGCCAGATAATGCGGACAGCGCCAACGCCACCTGCCGAAGTACCCCAAGGCTGCCAACCACCGCAGAAGTAAAAACCTGTGCTCCCAGAACCACCCCCGTAAAGCCCCCCACCTCCACTAGAGGATACGGCACTGGCACCACCTGTATTGCCGCCAGAGCCACCACCGCCGCCATTAGAGGACGAAGATGCCGAATTAGTTCCTGCAGTTCCGTTAGAACCAGCGCCAAGAATACCTACACCCCCACCCCCAGCGCCGCCAAAAAAGCCATTACCGCAACAATAAACCGAGGAAGCACCGCCGCCGCCGCCGCCGCCTCCAGAACCGGCAACGGGAGATGCGTTAAATGATGAAGTGTTCCAAGCGCCTCCGTTGCCTCCGTTGCCGGTGTACCCAGCAGCGCCGCCGCCACCTCCGTTTGCGCCAAGACTGGTGCTACCGGAGTTTCCGCCAGCGCCGCCAGTGCCTCCACCTGTCCCGGCAGTCCAAGTGCCGCCGCCCCCGGCGGACGATCCTCTCGTTGCCGCCACAACACATGTGGCGGCAAAATATGTAGTACTGGCCCCTGTGCCGTTCCCTGCCGTAACAAATACAGTGTACGACGCGCCCGGCGTAACTGTGTAATTATTTATGTACGCAAGTCCGCCGCCACCGCTACCTCTTTGCGAGGCGTTGGAGAACCCGCCAGCCCCAACAGCAACGACAGACACGCTAGTAACGCCCGCAGGCGCAACCCAAGTAAACGTGCCCGCGCTAACGAATGCCTGTTGACTCGGAGCAGCGACACCACTAACCGCGCCAGCCAATGCGACAAGGATACCAGACATTAGGTGACCCCTGCGCCGGAAATGGCCCAAGTCGTAGCGGCAACTTTTACGCAGGTTGCAAGGCCGTATTGGGCCAAAGTGCGTGACCCAGTAGTCGCGGTACCCGCCAATCGCAACGTATCAGTCGTAATGCTGATCGTCTGGTTGCTGCCGCTATTGTTAAAGATAGATATTGCTGCACCAATAGGAAACGCGACTGATCCGTTTGCGGGGATTACCACACCACCTGTTGTGGTGTTAATCATCTTGCCCTGATCGGCCAGCGCCAGTGTGTAGGCTCCCGTCTGGCTGTTCTGCGGCAGACCGCGATAGCCTATGGTGTCAGTAGCAATAGTGCCGGTCGCGGTAATTGTTACGTCTTGGTCGAGTGCGGTTATATCTGTATTTGCACCTGACGCGGCAGCGCCGAGTGATGTTAGGGCTGCTCCTGCTGTAGTTGCGCCTGTGCCGCCATTGGCTACGGCAAGCGTACCCGTCAGGTCGCTTGTTGGGATCGTAGCTGAAGCCGTCATGGCGCTTGTGCCGCTACCCTTAACGTAACCAGTTAGCGTAGTCGCGCCCGTGCCGCCGCGTGAAACATTTAGTGTGCCGGTAGTCTGGGTGTTAATGTCTGCTGCACCGCTTGCGCCGCCGACCTGCGCAAACACGTTCCAAGTCGTGCCGCTATAGACAAGCTGAACACTGACGTTGGAAATGTCGCAAATCAGGTCACTAGCGGAGCCCTCAATGGTGGATCCGTTACGACCTACTGTGAGGTTGGTTGTGGCCCACGAACTTGAGGTATCAATGACAAAGACCTGATCGCCAACAGCCGGAGTGGCAGGAAGCGTAACCGTGAAGGCCCCGCCGCTAGTGTCGGTCTGGACGCCGTCATTTGCGGCAGCGGTGTAGTTAGCCGTCTTGACCGTAGTGTATGTAATGCCACCGGCTGGTGCAAGCTGTGACACCCACGCGGTACCGTTGCTTGTCAAAACATTCCCGGCAGTGCCCGGTGAAGATAGCCCCGTGCCGCCGTTGGCTGGGGCGAGTACGCCAGACGTGATCTGCGTTGCAGCAATAGCAATAGATGTATCGGTGACGCTCGTAGCCTGCCCCTGAGCGTTAAACGCAATGACAGGAACAGATGACGCGCTACCATATGTACTGGCCGTTAGCCCGGTGTTCGTGATGCTGAAGACCGTACCAGCCAGAGATAGGCCAGTGCCCGCTGAATATGTGATCGGAGCGCCAAATTGCGTGAAGACAATGGCCGTCGTGCCGACAGTGACGGGCAGCGGAGTTTGTTGCACCCAAGACGTGTTGGCTAATGTCGAGCCCGAAGTGACAAGGAAGAAGTCGCCTTGGTCAATCTGGTCAACGCCAGTACCCGCGCTGTCAAAGTCCGTTGCGCGGGTAAGGATATACGGCGTGGATCCGTCGCCGGTCTGCGTAACAACGTAGACGCCGTTGTTAGCCCCCGCCACCTCGTTCTTGACCAAGATGCGGTTACCCGCAACCACAGCCACGCCGTCAACGCTCAGCGCGCCGTTAGCATTGGCCGTAAGCGTTGCACCGACACCACTGGTGCCGTTGTTGTATGTGTTGGCGGGCAAAGCCGTAACAGTTGCCAAGCGCACGGCTTGGTGGAAGTTAATGCCAGATGCGATGCTGTCTGCGTATGTCTTGTTGACAATGTCTGTGCCGCCAGACGGGGCCGTGCTGATCGTGCCAGTGGTAAGCCCAATCGACGTAATGTCAGTGTTTGCGCCTGAAGCTGCGGCAGTAAGGTTTGTTCGCGCAGAGCCAGCGTTATTCGCGCCAGTGCCGCCATTAACTACAGCGACAATCCCAGTGACGTTTGAAGCCGTTCCTGTCGTATTCTGGTTGAGCGTTGGAACGTCAGCCGCAACAATAGTGCGGAATGTGGGGGTGCCCGTAACGCCGTCTGGGGCCGCAAGAAAGGTGTTAGCCGTCTGCGCTGCGAAGTTGGCGGCAGTAACGACAAGCGTCCCACCAAGGGTTAGCGATCCTGATGTAGTTACTGTTCCGCTCAGGCTCAGGCCGCTGACAGAGCCGGTGCCTGATACTGACGTGACCGTCCCCGTAGTCGAACTGGTACCTGCACCAATGGCAGTACGAAACGTAGGCGCATCTAAAGCAGAAACGGTGTTATCCGCATTAAATTGTGGGAAAGTTATTGCCGATGGATTAGTTAAAGTGAAAATATTGCCGCCGATTGTTGTCGCGCCAAGGTTCACCCGTGCATTAGGCGCTGTCGTTGCACCCGTACCGCCGCTGGCCACGGCAAGCGTACCGGCAATTGTAATTGTACCACCAGAGGTAATTGGCCCACCGCTTGTCGTTAGGCCGGTTGTTCCACCGCTGACATCAACGCTTGTGACTGTACCAGCACCAGTTCCGCTTGCACCAGTTGGACCCGTTGGCCCAGCAACAGTTGATGCATCACCTGTCGGACCTGTAGGACCGCCAGCGCCTGTTGTTCCTGTAGGGCCTGTAGGGCCTGTAGGGCCTGTGTTACCTGTCGGACCAATTGGGCCTGATGAGCCTGTTGGCCCGGTAATACCTTGTGCGCCCGTTGGACCTGTGGCCCCTGTAATGCCCTGCGCGCCCTGAATACCAGTTGGCCCTGTAGGACCAGCGCCACCGGTTGGACCGATATCTCCCGTTGGGCCGACAGGCCCTTGGTTACCTGCCGTGCCCTGATTGCCTGTTGGCCCAGTTGGACCTGTAGTGCCCGTGGGGCCAATACCGCCCTGAGCGCCAGTTGGGCCCGTTGGGCCGACAGCAATACCCGCAATGGCAGACGCGGTTGTGCGACGCGAAACACCAGCCTGCACAATTTCCAACTGCTCCGTGCCATCCAAAGAGGTGGCGAGTGGAAGCTGAGGGATTGTGGTGTTGGCCATTGTTAGATCCCCGTCTGCGGTATCTGGGTGAAGCCGTAGGGCAGGCCAACCAGCGCCGTGACCATGTTTGTTGTCGCAGTGAGCAACGATGCAGCGGGTATAACCTTATTCGTCTGGTAGGTAAATGCCGTCGCAGTTGTCACCGTGATACTGTAAAACCCACATGCATTCACGTTTGCAAGGCCTTCGACCGATATCTGCGCGTCCGTTACAAGGCCGTGAGCCGCCGAAAACGTGACAGAGATCTGGTCAGTACCAACGGAAGAAATCGACAGCGGGTTTAGTTTGACGCTGAAATGCTCTTTGCCGACGAGCGGCATAATTGCGCCTTGGGTCAAGCCAGTCGGAGGCCCAACCTGCTGCGTCAGGAGGTTCTGCCCATCCTGCGTGGTGAGCGTTACATTGACGGGGATGGGGATGCCTGTGGTTGGGTCAATGATTGGCGGCGCTGTAGCCGTCTGGTAGTCGGTTTCAGCTTGCGCAAAATCTTGTGTGCGCGCCTGCATAATCGGCACGGGATCCGCAGGCACCACAATCGCCCTCAATTGGGTCTGTGGCGTGTCCAAGCAGCTATTGCAGACAAGGATGCGAATGTTCTGCAAGGCCGCGCCGCGCCAGTCATACTGCCACTGCAAATCAGCGTGGTTATACCGAAACCCGCAGCGGTCGCAGATTGCATGCGCCTGCGGCCCGGATGAGCTTGTTCTGGCCCGACCTGACTGCGAGGCATATGCCATTGATGCTACCTAAAATAGCCAGAGATCATGGGGGAGATATACTGCTGGGCAGTTTCAACGTTTTGCATTGCAGCAATCTGGTAGGATTCGTCAGCTAGCGGCTTGAGCATTTGAACGCGATCTGGTGCCCACATCAGAGCCAAACGCTGCGCCAGACCGTAGGCGAACGCCTCAAGAAAATAAACAGGCGCATTCACCGTTTGCCCGTTGAAAAAATCTGAATCGTCAATTTGGCAGACTTGATAGTAGCTAAGGGCCGTCTGGGACCCGTCCGGCACCGGCCACAGGTTCACGTTGCTGGTGATCTGGCGGTTCTGCCAATACGTTGTCGGGAAGCCCTGCTGCTCTTTGTTGGGGTAAGACGCATATTCCGTGCGGCCAATCGGCAGGATCAGGCGGTCAATTGACTGAGCCGTCTTGCCAATGATGGACCCCAGAGCAACCGTCTGCGAATTGCTAACTGTCCAAGTGCTGCCAGAGCCAGCCGTTATCTGGGTTCCGCTGATAATTGCGTTGCCCGAAATCGTCATGCCGATGGAAGGCGTTCCTGAGGTTACGGTCAGCGTTGTCCCGCTGATTGAGCCCGTAAACACCTCAGCGCCTGTGACAATGTAGGTGTCCAGCATGACGATGTTGTTGCCCGGAACCGTGTAGGTGGACTGCCCTTGAACAAGCGGGATGCTCTGAAGGTTGACCATCCACAGGTTGACGCCTTCCGACGACCAGCGGCCAAGCAGCAAGTTTGCCGCCATGCGCGCTGACTCCATGTGTTCTTGGAGCAACGCAGTGTTGCGAATTCCACACAGGTTGAAAGCGTAGAGCGTCAGTTCGCCAAGCGACGGATTGTAGTTGAAGGTGCCGCTTGCGGTCATGACCTACCCCTTAAAGAGCGCCATCGTTCTTGATATAGACAATCTGCATATTGGCATCGACAGACGTCGATGCTGTTGTGCTGATGGCCCGGATTTCAAAGTCAATTTTTTCCGGGATTTGGATGGGGTATTCAAACTTGTTTTGAAAGTTGCCGCCATTCGCGCAGATCCATTGCAGGGCGCTGTCGAGCGGGCCGCCTTGCGAAGAGGCGATATACAGACCGAAATTGGTCCACTGGCCAGCGGTCGCGTTGCCGGAAGAGGACTGAATTGCGGCAATGTACGCAGTGTAGCCTGCTGGGACAGTCCAAATGGCGGATGTGGCACCAGACTGGGCCAAATAATTTAAATAAACCACCGCAGGAACCCCTGCGGTCACGGTTCCCGTGCCAACGGAAATTGTGCCAGCCGCCGCCAGCCCGGTGCCGGCAGTCGCTACATACATGTGCGTGACGCGCAAAAAAGAATTGGTGGTGTTGACGCCGGTCTGGCCGTTCAGCGTCACCGTCTCTTGGATTTGGTTGTAGTTGGCGTCCAAGCCCTGAACGACCACCGTCCTAGCGCCAGTACCTGCTGCGGCATCATTCGCGCTGGTGCTGGCAACAACCATAACTTGTGCGCTTGCGGGGTAGACGTAAATGCCGCCCCGGTTCCAAACCGTGGCCTGCGACGTGCCCAGCGTTGGGAACGTGCCAGAAACCAAAACGACTGAGTGACCCGTAATTTGGTTGCGGGCGACCTGAAGCTCAAACGGCTCAGTGACCCCAACGCGGCTGATGGACTGGCAGACAACACCGGAAGCCATAAAACGAACCCTTCTTATAAGGCCTTGAGCCTAAAATCCCCGTGACATTACCACCGATCAGGGCGGCAGACTAGCACTTCACATCCCACCTTTTAAGCGCCAAATTGATCCGACTGTTCGGATCGTGCGCCGTCTTGGCCGATGTGAGCTTCTCTTTCATCCCGCACATCCGTGAGCGGAAGTTGTCGCGCCTCTCTGCTGCCGCAGGGCTGCGATCCGCTTCGCCTGCGGTGACCGGGCGCTTGATGTTGTGACCCTCAGCACGAAGCGAGGCGCGGCCCTTATCATTCAGACCGCCGGATTTGGATTGACCTTCTTTACGCTGCCAAGTGTCAGACATATCGCGCTCCATAGTAAAACGGGGGCCGCTAAGCCCCCGTTCTATCTTCACAAGGCCTTAGCGATCAGTTGATCGAACCGCTGACATTGCGACCCTTTGCGGGGGTGCCCTGACGAGCGGAACTGAACGGGCTGCCGCTATCGCAGGAACCGCCAGACTTGCGGGCCTTGCGACCAGCATGGGCCATGGCGTCCATGCCCTTCACCTTGCCAACAGCCTTGCCACCGCTCTTGCGCTTTTCAGCCGCTTCGTTGACGTTGCTTTCGTAGGTGTAGCGCATGTTCTTGCGGCCAAGATCTTCGGCTGCTTGATTGACGCCACCCGATGCGCGAGTTTTACGACCCTTCATGACAAGCCTCCTTATGCCTGTGTGACGCCAAACAGTCCCGTTGCGGAACTGATATTGTAAAGCGCAGGTGATTGACGAACGATTAAACGGTTGGTTCCGGTGGAAGCAGCCGTTTGTAGTGCATAGGTGCCGCGAACGTCACCAGTTGTTGTTGTGGCCAGTGTAGTTACAGCAGCCGTGTAGCCAGTTACCGAAGTTACCACGTTTGTGGAACCAGTGCCGGGGTATACAAACAAGCTATCACCAAAGAAATCTGAACGTAGCGGAAGACCAATAATATTAGTCGTTCCAATTGAATACGATGTAGTCGCATCAGTTACGGACGGAGTTACAGAGGTGATGAACTTAAACGCTTTTTTGCCGTTAACAGTAGTGCCCGAAACCGAAGTGGACGGGACGCTAATTGCCTCAGACATTGGGTAACCATAGATGTCGTAACCAGCCACCGTAAAGACGTTGGTGGTGCCGACAGTGGCAACGCTGGTGGTGATGGACACAGCGCGGGCGGTCAAAGCCATTGGGTTCCAAAGCTGAATGGTGCCAGCAGCGCCAAACGAAGTACGTTCAGCCGCGATAGCGTTCAGTGTTGAGTTGCCCAAAGAGGCTGAGATCGTAAGCTGCGAAGCGCTTGTACCAGCAGCAACAGGATTGCCGCTAACTGTGTACGAACCAGTATAGCCGTCACCAGAACCGCCGTCTGTGGCGTTAACAGTCGGGCCGTAACCGGTGATCGTTGTGTTAGCAGCAATGCCTGTACCGCTAATAACCATGCCGATTGTCAACGGACCAGCAGAAGCCGCAGAGACAATCAGGATGTTACCAGCAGTTCCGCTTGTGCCATTTGAAATATAGCCTGTCACCTGAGTGAAGGCGTCAATTCCAAGGAGGCCGGTAACGGCAACACCGGTGTCAGAGCGGACAATGCTCTGGGCAACTGCAACTCCGGTTGAGGCCGAAGAAGAAGATGCCAAGGTCATTGCCGTGTTGGCAGTAGTGTTGGCAGAAGCGGCAAGAGCCGAAGTATTAAGCGTGTAGGGCACAATGTTTAAAGACACCATGTCCTGTATACCAAGAAACCCAGCAGTAGTAGCGCCGAAATCTTGACCGGGCGCGTATGAAAATGGAAGGCGAGGATCTAGGATCCCCGCGCCACCAAAGAACAACGACGGACCAACTTCTGGGTTTTGGCCAGCCGGGTCATACGCAGACTGGCCAAAGCTAACCAGAGGACCCGCAAAAGCAGAAATAGACATGAGCTGTCTCCTCTCTATTCCTAAATTACGACGTCGGGAACGAACCGAAGATCGAACGCCAGTTGTAATAGCCGAAGCTATAACGCTCGTAGCCCTTGACCAGAAGGTTGTCGGTCACGAAATCGACCTGCATGTCGGTTTCGAACTTGACGCGCTCCATGTACGACAGACCGTCGATGTTGGTCAGCAGGAACCAAGCATAGGCCGACGTCAGGAAGTCGTTGACCATGTAGCCTTCCGGCAGACCACCGCTGGTGCTGAGGATAGCGTTGACGTCGTTGTCAGCCGTGCCCGGACGGAGTTCCGTCTTGGTAAGGCGGATCGCGACAGGCTCAAGCTGCGGCGGAACGATGAGCTTACGACCACGGGCGAAGACCTTCAGGCCAGCCTGATCCTTGAAGTTCGTGCGGATCGAAATCATCGCATTCAGCAAGGTGGCT